ACTAGCTTCTGGTTGGGCTTTCGCCTCCTCAGCTTGTGGTTCAAGAAAAGACATAAAAGCGTTAGCTGCACCACTAACAGAATTGTCTACACTCCCTTGTGGGTTGGTGTTTTCACTCATTTTTTCACCTTACAGGTTGTTAAAAAAACTTAATCCTCTTTTTCTCGATTTCGTCTTGATGGGCGATTGATCGGATTGAGGCTTCAAAATTCTCTATGGCTCGCAGACGAGTTAAGGCTTTTTCTCTGCCATCTACATCATCTTCTAACGAACCAAAAATGTACGACTTATAGACTTCTTTTTGGGCTTCTAAAAGCTCAATAAAGAATTCATCTTGTAATAGTGTTTTTGCTCTATCTACTTTATTCATCCAGGTATCCTAACATCACCAGTTAATTTAGCACCAACTTGTGCTGCTTTCAACTGAGCCTCTGCTTGGAACTCTGCTGTCTTGAGTTCTAGATTAGCTGCTGCCTTCTCTCTTTCGAGTTGGATTTGGGCTTGTGCTTTTGCTTTAGCGATTTCGATGTCGTTTAATGCCTTGGCACGATCTACCTCTATCTGTGCCTGTGTCTGTGCCATCAGCGCATCCATTGCCGGATTAGGTTGTGCTTGCTGTGGTTGTGGTTGAGATAACTGTGCATCTAGTTCTGGTGGGATTTCTTTGAAGAACTCGGCTGAGTCCTTAAATCCTGATGCCTCAATAAATCTGCCTAGTGTATTGCGATACTGACCAACAGATACCAACGGATTGGCAAAGCCTTGGGTTGACAAGATTTGTTCTTGTTTCTGTAGAACCATTGCTGCCATAGCCATCTGCTGATCTTTGCTACCAGTACCTAGACCTACATTGGTCATAATATCGTAGTTGTTCTTCCATTCCCTTGGGTCTATAGAAGTATATTTACCACGAACACGAACCACTCTTGGCTTGTCTTGATACTTTAAGAGTAGGTGGAAAATGCCATTAAATAGGTCTTTTACACCTGTCTCAGCAAATATACGAGCAATCATCTCGATCTTGCCTGCGCCTGATTGTTGCATCATGGCAATGGCTGTTGCTGTGGTGTTTTGTAGAATGTTAGGATCTAAACCCTGACTTGTCTGCGTAACACCTGATCTTTTTTGTAATACTTGATCCATGTAGTCCAACATGGGAAAACTTTGTAATGCTGTTGCAGGAACTGACAAAGGCTGAACTGCACCTAATGACTTCATCCGCACTACACCATTTGGAGCTACTGTAAGTAGATCATCCATGTTTACCTGACCATCCAATGCTGTCATGCGAGGCATATTGGTTAAGTACAGGTTGTCTAGGATCTGACGAGTAATTGTAGACTTGATGAGTTGGATGTCCATTGCTCTGTCTGCCAAGCTCTGACCAAAGAACTTGTGTGGCATAGGAATAGGACAAACACTAGCAAAAGGAATGTGATCTATTTCCTCGTTGTCTAGAATCTCATCTCCAGCGTATGTTACTTTCCTGAGTTCTGCTACACCATCTTCGTCAAAGTCTGTACGGATATAGCACTCAAACACTTCTACATCTTGCATAGAAAAGTCTAGTGTCTGTGTCTCATCTGGCATCTCGCCTTGACTAAAACGAGCAACTCTCTCAGGTGTGTATGTAAGGTCATTGTATGATGGTAGTTTATCTACAATGTCTTTGGAGTATCCATCTGCAATAAGATCAGAACGAGTCATTAAAGTTCTGTGTGCTACGAAACGAGCATCTTTTAGGCTCTTGTCTCGTTTGGCAATTAAGAACTCCTCTGGTGGCACATTCTCTACACGAACACGACCTACATCTTTTTTCTTCTTAACTACAACATTGTAAGAAATGATTGGCATACCCATTGGGTCTATGCCGACTTCCTCTGTCTCTTGGCTGACTAACTCCATTGAACCATCAGCAAACATGAGTGTAAGTTCTTCTGCGTTTAACCCTTTGTATTCTTCTTTAGTTGGATCTTCTGCTTCTTCCCACCAGTATTTGACAATACCATTCTTTTGTAGAAGTGCATCCTTGAACCAATCGTGCATTAAAATAATGCCAGGATTGTCCTCAAAGAATACTAGATTACAAAGTTCTGTAGCTTGTTTGGCTGCTTCTTCATCTCCAGGCATCCTAGGTTCAAACCGAACTAATTCGTCTGAGGCTGCAAAGATACGCAGTAACTGAGGTAAAGCACCATCGACTACTTCTGCTACTTCTCCTGTAACGACTTGGCTACGACCTTCTACTTCGTTGCCATAAGGATAACGATTGTAGTAATTGATCGCTTTTGTGCGTTGCTCGACAGTCTCACTCTCTACATAGCCGATAGCATCTTCTATCTCTGCTTCGACAATGACTTTTAGTTTCTGTTCATCCATTTATACGATCCATGAAGTTTTTACTGTTATCGGTTTATTCCAAGTGTCTGCACCCTCATCCAATGCAACTGCCGTATATCTCCAAGCATCGGCTGCATGGGAATTTTGATCATGCAATGGGCTTTTACTAAATAATTTAGTATCGGGATCTACATCATACCGATAATGTCTTAATGCCTGTAATCCTTCTGCACACCTATTTTGATCAAAATAACAACGATTCATCAACATTCTAGCTGCGTTGATACCATCAGATATGGCTAGTTTTGGAGTAATCCTAATTGGCAATCCCATGTTTTGCATAATATCCTTGACAGATTTGCCTGTCATATTCTTATGTTCTGCATCGTGTGGCAACCAATGATCTCTATATGTATAGCCTTTGGTTTGCAAAATTTGTACATAATGATCAATTGTCTTTTGGCAGTTTTGATAAAAATCAATCACCCTAACTTCACCACCAGAAATTGTTTGCACAAACCAAATACTATTCAAATCTGCCCATCCGATATCCCAAAATGTAGATACAGGAATGGTTAAATCTACATTTACATCTTTAATTCTGCTTTCTTCTTGAGCTTTTCTTAACTCATTAGCATATACAGCACCATCTAATACTTGCCTTGTGTTGCCTTCCCAAACATTGAGATAAGCATCCATGTCTCGTTCTTTGAGATCGTCTTTCTCGTCTTTAAGAACTTGTGGAAACCAAGGATTGTCTGACCAATTTACTTTCTGCACAATAGCATTAGATGGTGGTACGACAACAAACCTTTTATATGTTTCATCTGTATCTAGCTCTGGATTGAATGTTATCCAAATCTCTGATTCTTCCTTACGAATGGTAGGAATCAATGTATCCCAACTAGACTTTGATACTGTCTGAGCTTCTTCCACCCAACAAAGATCTACACCTTCAAAGGACTTAATCTTCGTAATATTATGTTTTAGTCCGGCAAACAGAAACTCTGTGCCATTCTTTCCATAGATCACAGTATTCTGTATTTCGTAGAACTCCTCAAGTTTCATTGCCTTAATTTGATCTGCCAACAAAGCATGAACAGAATCAGTAATAGAGTTCTGTAATTCTCTAGCGCACAATACCCTAATGGGCTTCTGTATGCCTATAACAAGTAATGCTCTTGCAACTCCCCAAGACTTTCCTGATCCTCGCCCACCATACAAAACTTTGTATCTGCTCGGACTGAACAGAAACTCTAGCTTTTCTGGAAACTCTACATCAAGCTCCATTGGGCTTCTTTAGGACAATGTTTACTGTATTTAATGTCTCTAGTAAACCACCATCTGCACCAGTAATCTCTGTAGATTGGATTGGCTTACCATCTACTCTGTCCATGATTTCTTTGACAGCCCAAGGCTCACCATCTTCTGCTGACTTAACTAACTTCTCTGTAATCTTGCGTAGTCTTGCTCTGTCCTCTTGGACTAAAGCCACTCTTAGGGCATCGTAAAAGAGTTTGCCTTTCCTAGCATTTTGATTGCCAGGCTGACCGCCTCCATTATTAGTCGTTTCAACTTTTATGTCTTTGTTTTCTGTAGCGTTTTCCATTCCATTCCCTATGGGTTGATGGTTGATGATGTTGCTATTCTACAACAGATTTAACGAGTACGACCTTCATGCTATCTACCATCCTAGGTAGGATTGTTAGCATTTGGTCTGATATATTCATTTCTTCCGCTAGTTTGCTTTTAACCAACTGTAGTTCTTTTACAACAAACTTATCTTTCCATCCTAGATACCAATGCCAATCTGTGTAGTAGAGCCAACTGTTTTCGTTAAATGCTCTGACATGGGTTGGGTCTTGCCAAGCTCCTAGGCTTAGATCGTATGGCACATGGATGTGGAACTCTCCACCTTCTACAAGTAGATCCTTGCAGTTTGTCATTGCCTTTACTAAGTCTGGTATATGCTCTAAAACATCGTTTGCTGTGATGCTGTCAAACATTCCTTGTTCTACTTTTATCTCTCCGAATCTTGTAGAGATTGTTTCTCCCCAAGGAACTTTGGTAATGTCTAGCACCCAATCAGGGTTCTTAATTGTTTGTATATCTGCGTTTAGACAGTCCTGTCGGAAGTCTTTTCCGCTACCTAAATTCAAGTGCCTTGGATATGAACTCATCTATGTTTTCTGAACAAAGTAAAGGTATAAGTTCTTGGATTCTATCATCTGGTAGATCCCACCATGCACTTTTATTTAATTGCTCGATCTGTTGATCTGTAAAGCGTTTCTTGATTATCTTGGCTGGATTGCCTGCGACTACGCAATAATCAGGAACATCCTTATG